CAAGACGACATTCTTGGAGCTAACGACTTACATAGCTAACGAACAGAGGGGGACTAATCGAGCCTCCCCAGGCATTTCTACCTTACTTGGCCCGACCGTAGGTGTTAGATCACCACTAAAATTTTGACCTCCGATCACATCTCTGTGTCTTCGGTTAGGGAAGAACATATCGCTACTAATTTGTTCCACAGGTGAGTTTTAACCAACCGCCACAAAGCTCTAGCGTTCTTTAGGATCGCTATTACTAACTAAAGCTCGGCAGCCTTGGTGACCGCTTTCCGAGCCACCCGGTGACAACGATACCACATGTCAAGTTCTTTGAACATGAAATGCGGATCCTTAGACTTCGGGCGGGCCAATACGTCTTGCACCGGGCGCAGGGCCTGAAGCCTTGCGTAATAGTCCCGGTACGAGGCGTAGATCTCAGAAAGCGTGTCCTCCACCGGTTGAGCGACCCACTCTTCTACCTCCTTCATCTGCATCACGGCGCTTACACTTATAGCGCCGCGAACGACTCCGAACACGTCTGCAGTCTGAAATACATCATTCTGCATACGGTTCATGATCTCAAACCACCGCGGGTAGTTAACCTTCATCACCCAATCTTTCAACTGAGCGAATCGGGATAACTCCCGAGATAGCTGAGACTTATAAAAGTCGACAACAGACTGAATCACGCTCTGCGTGGCCTGGTCAGCCACAGTCCGATACTCTACCGCAGTAGTAACACCGAACCAAGCGTCCCAGTGTTTCACCCCGAAGGGTGAAGCTGGGTGTAGAAGTGCAAGTATGGTATTTCTCAGCTTGCGTCCGGGCACATCAATCACCTTTTGCGTCAGGCGCGAAGTGCTTCGGTACCCAAAACCGAGCGCTCGTAGCATCGAAGCCATACGGATGGGTCCTAACGCGGCACCCCGACTGGCACACTCCATCATACACGTGAGCGAGCGATTAGCAATCGCAAACTCACGGAATGAGAGAGGTGACACATCGGTCCCGCGTAGGATCATCCGCTTCGCAAACTCGAAAGTCCCCCGTACCCCCGGAAGCGATTTAGCTAGGTTAAGTGGAACGCCTAACTTACGGCACGTGTGCTCGTAACGTCTGGCGACTCTACCGTCCCCTATGACGATATCATC